ATACTAGTGTATCTGCTGGTACTGCTATCGCTACTGGTGAATTGAGTTATCCTGCTAAGGACCTCTTCACTGCTTCTGGTTCACCTGTTGGTGCTATTGATGGATACAGCATGCTTCTTGAAGGCAACGCTGCTATTCCAGAAATCGACATCAAAGTTGATTCAATCGCTATCACAGCCGAAACTAAAAAGTTGAAAGCTAAGTGGACTCCAGAATTGGGTCAAGACTTGAATGCTTACCACAACTTGGATGCTGAAGTAGAGCTTACTTCTATCCTCTCTGAGCAAGTTGCTCTTGAGATCGATCGTGAAATCATCGCTGATCTCGTTATTGGTGCTACTGCTGCTACCTATTACTGGTCACGTTCTCCGGGTCTCTTTGTAAATCGTGAAACTGGTGCCGAACTTGGCGCAACTTCTGCTGTTCCTGATTTCACTGGTACTGTTTCTGAATGGTACGAGACCCTTATTGAAACCATTAACGATGTTTCTGCTCAAATTCACAGAAAGACACTTCGTGGTGGTGCTAACTTTGTTGTTTGCTCTCCAGCAGTTGCAAACATTCTTGAGTTCACCGCAGGTTTCCGTGCTAATGTTACCGCTGACGCTGATAAAGGCGAAATCGGTGCTGTTAAGGTTGGCTCACTTAACCGTAAATTCGACGTAATCGTTGATCCTTACTTCCCACAAGGACTCGTTCTTGTTGGTCGCCGTGGTTCTTCATTCCTCGAAAGCGGATATGTGTACGCTCCTTACGTACCTCTCCAAGTAACACCTACCATCTTCGGTCCAGAGGACTTCGTTCCTCGTAAAGGCGTAATGACTCGTTACGCTAAGAAGATGGTTCGTCCTGATATGTACGGTCTTGTTATCATCCGTGGTCTCCTTGGTGAGTCTGGTTCCTAGATAGCACTTTAAGCAAAATGCTTTTTAAGCCCTCGGTCTTCGGATCGGGGGCTTTTTCTATTTTAATAAACTACTTACTATTGTTAGGGCAGTTAGCCCACGATATTATTCTATTAAGGAGAATTTAATTATGGCTAAAGTAGGAAGAGCGGCTTATATCGCAAGTCGTCAAAGAATTGAGACATTGGGAAATGGAACTAGTGCCGCCACTGCCAAAACAATCGCAAAAGCAGAAACTGGTGAACTTTATTTCATTGATCACAACCATGCTAGTGAACTATTGATTACACTACCACCAAAACAAGATGGCGCATATTTCAAATTTGTATTGAAGACCAATCTAACGGCTAATGGAACTATTAAGATTACCTCTTCCGAAGAAGTCGATGGCGATATGGTTGGTTCTGTTTTTGTACAGGTAACCGGTGGCTCAAATGCTAACTCTGCCGTGCAGCAAGATGATGATGCAGATCACCAACTTACGTTATCCGACGATGTTCACCAAGGTTCTTACTTGGAATGTTATTGCGACGGAACAACATGGATCATGACTGGTCATCTTAATGCTGATGCCGTTGGCGCAGCAGCGTTTGGAACTTGATAGAGGTAACTAATGGGTCGCAGATCTAAAAGAAAAAAGCTTCTATTAAGAAAACACAGACTCTTGGGGATTGAGTTAGATTCCCAAGAGGCTTCTCGTGTTGGGCTTGGTTATTTGCTCGAAGAACAAGAAGCAGCCAAAGCAGCGGAACAAGCAAAACTTGAAGCAGAAGCCAAAGCGAAAGCAGAAGCCAAAGCGAAAGCAGAAGCCAAAGCGAAAGCAGAAGCAGAGGCTAAAGCAAAGGCTGCCGCTGAAGCTAAAAAGAAAAAGGATGCTGAAGCCGCTGCAAAGAAGAAGGCGGCTGCTCAAGCGAAGAAGAAGACACCTGCTAGAAAGAAAGCAGCAGCAAAAAAGTCTGATAAATAATAACAGGAAACTTGCCCCTCTTCTAACTATTTACTATGATCGGAGGGTTCATGCATGTCATTTCCAACTTTAACACCAGCGTCTCAGACATCAGCAATCGTTCTTCCTGTAACAGGTACGCACAGTGATGTATTATCTTCATTACCCTTTAGTATTTATACATCAAGTGCTTTTATATCTGGTGCTGTGGATCAGGTTGCTTATACTTACCGTAAGCTTGGTGGGGATGTACTTGATCTTGAAATCAAGGCCGAAAATGTCTACGCCAACTACGAGGAAGCAGTTCTTGAGTATTCTTACCTCGTTAATTTACATCAAGCAAAAAATATTCTTGGTTCTTCCCTTGGAAACCCAACAGCATCGTTCAACCAAGACGGATCAATAACAGAGGGCCAATCTGGGTCTATCGAACTTAGATATCCTAAATTTAAATTCGATTACGCGGTTAAGATTGGACAACAGTTTTCAAACGAAGCTGGGTTCGGAGGTACTACTCCTATATACTCAGCGTCTTTCTATACAACCGCTAGTAAACAAGATTACGATTTGCAAGCGATTATTGCCTCAAACGCTGCGGCAGGTGGTGTTCCTTATGAAGATATAGACACCAACAAGAGGGTCCGAATCCGAGAGGTATTCTATGTCTCTCCTCGACAGATGTGGAGATTCTATGGATACTATGGTGGCCTTAATGTTGTGGGTAACCTCCAGACATATGGGCAGTATGCTGATGACTCTAGTTGGCAGATTATACCGGTGTGGCAAAACAAACTTCAGGCCATGGCCTTTGAAGACCATTTGTACACCAGAACTTCTCACTATTCGTATGAAATTATAAACAACAACCTTCGTTTGTATCCAGACCCCGATGCACAATCACCGAAGCAATTTTGGTTCAGATTCTCAATAAATGAGAACAGTTGGGATGACGAATTTGATGATGGGCAATTGGGTGTAAACAATATGAATACACTTCCGTTTGAGAACATCCCATATAAAAACATCAATTCTATTGGTAAACAATGGATTCGCAGATTTGCACTTGCGCTTAGTAAAGAAACACTCGGACAGGTTCGTTCTAAATTTGGTAATAATGTTCCAATCCCCGGTGATAATGTAACACTTAATGGCTCCGACCTCATGTCTCAGGCCAAAGAGGAACAAAACGCGCTGCGTACAGAATTGAAAGAACAATTGGAAGCAATGACTTACGACAAACTTATCGAGACAGATAAAAACATTGTTAACAATACAAACGAAATACAGAGAAACATACCCACAGGCATTTTTGTAGGATAGAAAATGAAAATCAAAGTAAAACTAAAAGAGAACAAGCAACTCGTTCAAGAAATCACCGAAGAAGAATACGAATTTGTTGAAGAGGCATTAGAAATTCCTATTGAGGAGATGCCCTATTCAAACATCTTTGGCGATAAATACCGAATCATTCGTGAGTTTGGAACTCTCAGCGATGGGAATCCTTTTGGAAAAATGATAAAGAGATTGGGTGAGTTCGGGTGGAACCTTGCAGAGCACGAGGGCGATAAAGCCATTGAACTATACAAAGAATACACATTGATAAAACCCAATCCTAAATACGGTCAAGACTCAATAGAAGGACAATACATTAGAAATCCTCAGTATGTAAAGATGACTCTCCAAAAGCTTATTCAGAAAATGAATGCCTTTGCTACAAAGGGTGTAACCTCAATGTTTGCAAAGAGGCAGAATGTCACTAAAAGAAACTATGAAGACCAAAATGCTTTAAGAGATAAACTTCGAGCCAAATCCCCAGATGGGACAATTAAAGGCGAACTGACAGATGAATACAAAGAGGGATTAGCAGCTCTTGATAAGAAATATGGGCTTCCAGCAAGAGCATTGGTCGCCAAAATGAGAACAGGGATTAATCTTTACTTTGGCCGCACTTCTGGAATGACTTATGAAGTACTAGCTATGAAGAATCGCTCACGAGTCGAGGACTTATTAGAGGACCTTGAAGAGTATTCTAAATTGATAAGCGACGAAAGGGAGATGTATCAAATACAATCTAACTTTGACAGACTTTTTGAGCCCACTTATGTGATCTACTCAAGACATCCAGTTGATGTGTTCCGTATGTCTGACTTCGTTCAGGTTCAATCATGCCACTCTCCACCCTCTAGAAAGGGAGACATGCAGGGTTTTGACGAGTATAACATTTGTGCTCTCGCCGAGGCTTATGCGAACGGAATGATTGCTTATGCTGTCCCAGCAAAATCATTT